AAACCCAGATGGTTTTGATTTTGGCAAACTAAATAATTTTGTTTTATCTTGTTTTTCATCATATTCGTCAATCCAATCATCTATTGATATATTGTCTTCACTATATTCTCTTTCATCTAATATTTCATATTCATCACTAATTATTTCTCCACCAATATCTTGTAATATAATATCAAATTCCTCATCAGTCAAATCTTGTATAGATAACTTAACTCCAGTTTCTTCTTCTCTTGTTTCTTCATCTTGTACATTATCTAATTCTGTAAATTCTAAAGGCTGTAAAGTCTTAAAGTATAAATGAAGTGATACACCATTAAAAGCTAAGATTTTATCAAAGGCATCTATTAAAAGATGTTGGAAAGGTCTGATAACAGTATTATCCATAAGCGTAGAAGCTGTTTTAAGCTCGTCTGCGTTATTTCCAAGACCTGTGTTATCTTTTATACCTAAAAGCATCGGAGAAACGACCCTATGAGCTACCATTATCTTTTTAGTAGATTCTTCAGACAAGAATTGATACTGATTATGTGCATCACTTAATTGTACAGGCTCTATACTTGCAGCACTTTCTGCATTGTCATTAAAAGCTAATATGAACTTACCTGCATTACTTGACCCACTAAATTTGTTGTATATTCTTTGTTCTATAAGTCTTCTTTCCTCTGCATTAGGAGTTCCGTTGTTAAAGTTAATTAACATTGATGGACTCATACCATTTAAGATGTTATTTAAGTGAAAGTTTGATACTTCTTCTTCAAGTTCTGCATATTGCAAACCTCCTTGATAATCTACAGGACTATAATAATAATATCCTGAACGATATGGTTTAACATATAGTATCTCTATAGGTTCTTTACTTGTACCAAAAGCTGGTATTCTTAAAGGCTTGTCAGAAGGTTTAATGTTTTCCCAATCTTTCCAATAATAATATCCTTCTATATCTCCTTTCTCATTACACTTTTCTGCTCTAAGTGTTTCTACAGGCATATGCTCTATTTGAGCAATTTTAGTTCTGTCTTTAGAATAAATTACCTGTATTGCACATTGTCCCATTAGTTTTAGGTCGTATGCTAATCTTCTTACACTATCATTATCAAATAATGAAATCATATGTGCATATTGCTCTGGTTTTTTATTGGAATCAGTAGCATCTAATCCTTTGCCATATATCATAGAAGATATAGCGTTTATTATGGCATTGTTAGTTGGACTTCCATTATATCTATCTATAAGATATTGAAAGTAATTGTTGTCCTCTCCATAAGAAATCCAATCTCTATTTTTAACCTCTTTTATTTTAGGACTCGTGTAAGTGCTTAAATTTACTATTCTTAAATCGTTCATATTATTATGTAATCGTTATCGTGAGAACCAGAAGTTTCATCAAAAGTATACTCATTATTATTAATAGAATAATAGTCGTTATTTGTTTGACTTATGGTTTGGTCTGTGCAAAATATTTTGTCTTTATAATATATAATAGTTTCTACTAATCTATTTCTGACTTCCATTGTATAGTAACGACCTTCTTTTAAAACAGGGTCAAATGTTACTTGTAACTGTCTATAATCATCATAATTTGCTGCAGTTACTTCATCATTAAAAACTTCCTCATTTGCAGCTTCGTCTTTTACTATTAATTTATAACTTGATAAAAATTGTCTTGGAATAACATTAATATTTTGTTGAGAGCTACTTGTAGTTAATATCTTCATACTTATATATCGAAAAAAAAACTATATTTTGTGTTATATACAAAAAAAAAGAGGACATAAAGTCCCCTTAATTTTCTTACTCTATAATTTATTAGTCATTATTAGGAGTAGCAGGTGAAATCTTAGCTACATTTACATTGTTAGTAACATCAGTTTTATCTGCAAGGAATGCAGGAGCTGATACTTCTTGTGCTGTTAATGTTAATGAGAAAGATGAAGCATCTCCCATAGCAGCACCAGTTGTAAATGAACCACCAGATACTTCACATCCGTGTTCTCTACCTAATAAGAAGAAGTTTCCATTATAATCCTCTACAACGATTTGTGGTCTTCCTAAAGCTATAATCTTTAATTCTTCTTGTGTTTTACTATCTAATAATTGTAATGAAATATTTAAAGTTGTTTCAAAGAAAGTAGTACCGTTTTCTCTTGAACTGTTTACTGCAGTCTCCATAGATGAACTACCTTTAAGGTCGTATTGGAAAAAGTCAGGAGTTCCACCTATATCAACTTTTTCTGCATCTGTGGCATTATCAGTAACAGTAAGACCATAATCTGAAAAGTAAACTGTTTTAAGTCCACCTACTGAAGATTTACAAGGTATGTTTCTTCCTGTTGTTAATGTACAAGCCATATTATTTTAATTTTTATAAGAAAGGGTAAGTAGGTATATACCCCACCTACCCTTCTATGTTAAACAATTTATTAAGCTAATGTCAATAAAGCAAGGTCAGAACCAATACCGTATTGAACACCTGCTGAAAATCTCATTACTACTCTTACGTTCTGAGAACCATCAAGGTCAGCCATATCTAATAATTTAACTTCGTTATGGTCAGATAAAAGACCTGTACCAAAGTAAATGTTAGATTTTTGTCCTGCAACAATGTGGTCAGATGGCATACCTGGAGCTAATACAACTTCGATTCCATCGAAAGAAAGTGCATTACCTTGATTGTACCATAAACCACCTCTATTGTCAACACCAGCTCCACCTACACCATTAGCAGCATATCCTCCTAATTGTCTGATGTATGATTGCCAAGCTATTGTAGGAACGTAGATTTTTAAATCTTCTTTTCCGTAAACTGCAGAAGGTAAAGCGTCAACAACATTCTCTAATAAAGTAATGATGTTAGAAGAACTGAAAGCAGTTTCACCACCGTTAGCAGCATCGTTAACGTCTCCGTCAGCAGCAGCTAATACTGTGATTCCATCAAATTCTCCAGCGTTTCCGTTAACACCACCCCAAATGTTTTGCTCATTCTTTTCTGCTACCAATCCTGCAACGTGTCCAATTAAGAAATCAGAAAACTTTGGAGGTAATTGTTGGTTTAGAGAGCTATATCCCATAGAGATTGCTTCCCAATCAGAAATAAAGTCTTGCTTACAAAGCTCAAGGTTTACTTGGAATTGCTCTGGTTGTAAGATTCTTTCTGTTAAAGTAACTGTAGCTGTGTCAGTAAAGTCACAAGAAGCGTCTTTAATAACGTTAGAATCTGTTGCTACTTTTTTGATAACATCTTTAAATTTAACGTTAGGTTTAATTTCGATGTTTCCTCTTTCTAATGTCGGTGAACTCAACAACGATGCCGAGATATATCTTGCCGAAAATTCTCCAGAATAAGTACTTGTAATTGAAACTGTAGTTGCCATAATTTTATTTTTATTTAATTTTTATTTGAAATTTGCTATTTTATTATATACTATATCTTTAGTTGTTAGGTTTCTCTTTTGAGAGTAAACAACTTTGTTTAATTCCTGCTTTGCTTCAGGAGAATGCTTAATAGGTTCAGAAGCTGGTTTAGATAATTCTTCTTTTAGAGCTTCATCTTCTTGACAAGCAAGTTCAGTCAATTTTTGTGACATCAATTCTTCTTCCTTGTACATTTCTTCTTTTTTACCTTCCTTCATCAATTCTTTGATTTCTTCTACCATAGATTTGATTTCAGCAAGTTCAGCTTTAGTTGCATATTTTTCATCTTCATTTAATTCTTCTTCTACTTCTTCTACAACTTCTTCTTCTTCACCTTCTTTGATTTCTGAAATAATACCATCTTCTACTATTACTAAGATTTTACCATCTTCCATTTCGTACTCTCCAATAGGTAAAGCTACTTTCTCGTCATCAGTTAAGATAAATACTTCTTGTCCTGATTCGAATGATTCTGCTTCTAAAACAGTACCATTTTCTAATTTAGCTTGAGCAAGTTCTATCTTTTCTTCTGTAGATAGTTCTACACCCAAGACGCTTTTGATTTGATTTAACATTTCCATAGGTTTCATATTAATATATCGTATTTAGTTAATTATTTTGCATTTTTAAGAATTTCTATTTATACTTCCTATACCTTGTGCGTGTAAAGAACCATCACAGCACTTAATACTATAAGTTTCTTTATCCCAACAAAGACAAGCTCTGTTTCCTCCTTGTGGACTTACATTGTGAGTAGTATCTTCATATTTATTACGCATAGTTTTGTGTTTTTTGTATAAAATATTCTATATCCCAAACAGTAGAAGTACCACCGTTTGATTCTATATAAATAGACGCTCCATTATCTAAAAAGTTTTGGTCTATATAATATTGAAATATATTATGAAATACTTGTGTTGTTGCATTTCCTTTAATATAAGCTAAAGCAATATCAAGATTCTCAATAATACCTCCTCCATTTTGTATTGATAAATCTAAATAAGTTTGATTTGCATTTGGAGCTTGTGCTTTAAACTCTATTGTTATTATATAAACGTCATTTAAATGGTCTCCTATTAATTTTTGATTTGAATCATTCTCATAATATTCAACAGAAGAATCGCTTCTAATTACAGTTCCTTTATTATTAGGAAGTAACGTAGAAACACCATCTGCTAAACTTAATGGTGATGCTGCTGTGTATTCATCATCAATATATCTACCCCAACCCATTCTTGTATTAGCACCGTTTTGTGGAAATATCTTAATCCATTCTCCACCATAAACTGTATATACTCCACTTTCTGTAGTTACAAATGCTCCTTCTTCTATTTTATAAGCGTTTCTTATTGCATCAGTATCGACATCAACTTGTACTTTATAAGATGTGTTTCTTAATGTAGCCATAAATTATTTAATTGGTATGCAGTTAGGTACTAATCTTCCATTCTTTCTTTTCATTCCATATTGCTCATATCCTGCTTGACAAGGAGCTTTAAGTTCGTGTTGTTCACAAGGCATATACCATATCTTACCTTCATATTCGTGTTCGTGATATTTTTCACATCCTAAGTCCTTAGCCATTTCTATAGCTTTCTCTTTTGTAGAATATGCTAATCTATCGTCTATTATAGCATAGTCATCATTTATCTTCATAGAAGCTAACTCTAATTCTTTTAGTTTAGATTCACTCCATCTCTTTGCTGCTAATCCTCCCCATAAATAGAAACTTATAGTTCCACATTTAGAATTATCACTTGGGTCAAAGTATTCTTCTGCTCTTGACAAATAAGAATACATACGCTTTATAGTTTCTTTACTTATTGGTTTACCTTGTGCAAGTTGAGTAGCTCTAATCTTACCAACTTGTGTAGCACATTTATTGTTTACTTTCTCATTTAGTTCTAATCCTTTTTTAGCATTATTCTTAACTGCATCAGGATAGTCTGTATAAGATTCCATTATTGTTTTCTTTCCACTCTTAGTTCTCTTGTCTCCTTTTATGATACCTCTAATAATAGATAGTAATTCTTTAGCTTCTTCTTCCTCAATCTTTGCTAAGTCGTTTATAGTAGCATCTTTAGGTCTTTCCATTTTATCTACAAAATAGCCTTCTATAGAAAAACCTTTAACCTTACCTGTTTTTACATAATCGTTCCATACATCTTCATTGTTTACTTTTACAGTACCCATCCAAGTACCTATAGGAACTTCCATATCATATTTTCTTGATTTATCGTGAACAGTATCTTCTACTATCCAACTTTCTACTAAAGACAAACCATTTAGAGAATATTGATGCTCTAATGTCGAGTTGTTTTGGTTGCCTTTCATTAAATACATTTGGGATGCTTTTAAAACCGTATCTTTGGAGAAGTATATATAATATTCATCCTCTCCATTCCTTCTGTATATAGGTTTGTTAGGGATTAATAAAGCTCCCATTAAAATTCTTTTTTCTTCGTTTACTTCTGCTAATTTTATTTCATCACTTTTTAAAGCAACAAAATCTTCTTCTATTGCAGGATTTTCTACAATACTTATTGCTTCAATTCCATTTAGCTCCTCATTTTCATCTAAAATAAGTTCTACTATTTTCATATTTATATATCGTTTAAAAATTAATATTTTGTATTTTATCCTATAGTTGCTCCAGTTACAATGTTTCTATCTAACTCTTGAGCAGTTGTTACATCATTACTAACTACAAATGCTTTTACTGGTTGTTGTTGTTGTGAAGCTATTGCACCTGCTAATTGATTAGCTCCTGACGTTCCTACTACATTAAATGCAGGTGGAGCTGAACCTGTTGGAATTTGTGGAGTTTGTATTGAACCTCCTGCTCCTCCAACACCTCCTATTGATGATGCTACTGCTTTGCTTTTCCCTACTGCTTGACTAATAGATTGAACTATTCCAACTGCTTGTAAAGCATAAGCAATTAACATTGGTATGTTTTGTGGAAAACCTATTTTAGCAGTTTGTGCAGTACCTTCTGCAACTGCAGCACTTGAACGAGCAGCAACTAAACTTGAAAATGTCAAAGTTTTTCTTGCTTCTTGTATCATCTCTTGTGCAGCCATTATTTGTTTAGCTATAAGAGCAGCTTTACCTGCAGCAGTTTCTGCTCCAAATAATGAGATAGCAGCATCTACTGAAGCTTTCTTAGCAGCAGTTCTTCTATTCTCAATATCAATATCCATAGCTAATACTCTTGCATCTCTTTCCTCTTTTAACTTAGCTGCTTGTGCATCTTCTTCTTCTTTTTTCTTTTTAGCTTCAGCATCTTTCTTATCTTTTGCTATTTTCTTTTCTTCATCTATTTTATCTTGTTCTTCTTTTACTCGTCTTTGTTCATCCTCTATAGCTTTTAAGGCTGCTGCTTCTTCTGCTTTCAATGCTATAGTTTGTGAAGTAACTTCTTTTTGTTTTGTAAGTTTAGCAGTCTCTAATTGTATAAGTTCTGCTTTTAATCTTGCTTCTTCGTCTAAATCTTGTTTAGTAGATTCTGATAATGAGTTTTCTAATTGTTTTGCTTCTAATCTAAGTTGAGCTGCTGCTATTTCTTTGTTTGTTATTTCTTCTTCTATTCTACCTGCTTCTTCTAAGAAACCTATTCTTTCTTCTACAGTAAACTTTTCTTTATTTACTGCTTTCTCTAATAAGTCAGCTCTTGTTCTATCTGCTTTAGCTCTTTGTACTTGTAAGTCTCTTTCTGCTTTATCAGCTTTAGCTCTCATATCTGACAACTCTCCTGCTATAGCTATTTCTTTACGAGTTTCTTCTCCAAAGTTCTTAATACCTTCAGTTACTTTAGCTATAGAATCTGCTGCTTCATCAAAATTACCTGTAACAAAAGATAATATAGCATTACCAAAGTTTCCAAGAATATCTGTTACATTTCCAATAACTACTGTAATTTGATTTAGCCATTTAGCAAATCTATTCTGACCTGCTTCTGAATTAGTTAATGCAGTACCGACAGAAGTAATAGCCAAAGCAATAGCTCCAAATAAACTTGCTTTTAATAAACCATTTACAGTTTTTAATCCTTTTGCAAAACTTTTAACTGATTTTAATCCACTATTGAAACCTGATACAAGTCCACCAGTCATTTTATCACCAACTTCATTTATGCCACTTAAGTCTTGTTTTGTTTCCTTTAAGTCTTTATTAAGATTTTCTACTTGCTTCTCAGCTTCTGCACTTTTAACTTCAATATCTACTGTGTATTTTTGCCCCATCTTATTTCTGTTTTTATTTGTTTAAATGTTTCACTAAATGTTTCAGGAAGTTTATACTTACCTTGAGCTATTCTTATATTTTCTGTATCTCCTTTTACTATTTGGAGTAATTCTAAAATGTTTTGTATCATACCTCGTTTAATAATTCTATATCACTTTCTCCTGTTCCAAGATTAGTTGTTATACTATTTATCTTATAACTTCTGTTGTTTACTATAAACCTGTCTGCTAATGTGTAATTTCTTAATATCTTTAATGGGAGGAATGCTTTATACTTTGATAATCTTCTTTTAACATCAAATACATCTGTTATGTAAGTAGTGTAATAATCATCAAATAAAGTGTCAGTAAATGTACCATCACTTGTCCATTCATTTAACTCTGCATTAAAGTTTATGTTTATTGCACTTGTAGAAGAAGATAAAGCATAGCTATTACTTGGAATATAATAATCGTTAATAGTTTGTTGACCTGTTGTTTCTCCAGACAAGAATCTAATATTGTCTTGATTTAATTGATAAATAGGATAAAACAATATAGGTTCTCCAATATAAGCATCATCATTATCGTCTACACACCATCCTACTTGAATTGTAGTAGTTGTTGTTGAGTTACCATCTCTAAGTCTTTCAAACTTCATATGTTCAAAAGGAGCTTCTACTGTATATATACCTCCATCTAAATTTTCTCCACTATTTGCATTGTATTCTAATGTTCCCCATCCTATCCCAGAATTACTTAGTTGCTCGTGTTGTAATGCTAACTTAGTTCCAAGTCCTTTATATTGGAATTGTATTTCTCTATATGGCAGAGCTATATTTACTTGACTTGAATCTATGTCTATATATTCGCTTATATCATAACTTGTTCCTGATGCATAGAAGTCATCTAATTTTTGAACTTTTATCTTACCATCGTCTTGTACATAAGCTGTCAAATTAAACATCTTAAAAACACCTGTTAGAAAGTCTATTACTTTCATTGTTGGTATTTGCTTAGTAGGATAAAACTCAAACTCTGCAGGAACTGTAAATTGAGTTACATCGAATGTATGTGTTTCAACAGCTAATAAATCTATGAACGACCAATCAACTGCATTTTCAACCCCTGTTTCTCCAAATACAAATTCTTCAGTTACCTTTAATAGAACTTTATATGTTCCGTTAGGTAAATTCATATTTAATTGTAAGTCTGAGTTCTCAGCACTTCCTGTAGCAAATGTTGCTCCATCTTTAGTTACTTCAACTTCAAATCTACTTGTCTCAGCACTATTAGGTCTTATAGTTAATGTAGTTGATAGTTTAGCTGCTAATGTATGTCCTGTTACTATTATTTCTTCTCCATCTGCTACTACATTAGTCATAGTCGTATCTAACCCAAAGTCTACATATTCTTCATATTGTAAAACTTGATTAGGGTCGTTAACATCTCCTTTTTTTCTATGAAGCCACATATATAATCCATAATAAGCATCATTACTTGTATTAAAGAAATCTGTTGTAAATTCTAATTCAGAATATTGCTCCTCTATTGCTTTTATAATTAAATGTAATCTTATAGCGTATTTAAGCTCTCCATAATATACTCCGTGATGATGTCCTTCAGTATCTACATATAAATTACCTCCATTAGGGTCTGGATATTCAACAGAATGATTAGTACTATCATAAAATAATCTTGTAGTGTGTGTTATTAAAGGAACTATCATAGCTTTAGTGTATGAAACAGCATCTACTGTTATGTCATATCCTGTATTTAATCCTGTTAATATACCTGATGAACTATAAGTTTTTTTAAAGTTGTCTAACCACGATAATGCTTGTAGTGTATCATCTCCAAGTACATCTTTTAAGTCTACTGTATTTCCAAAGAATGTTACTCTATAAGCATAAGGTTTATTGTTCTTCATATCTACTCCCTCTAACTTAATCTTGCCTTTTTCAAAAGGGAGATAGTTGAGTTCTATAGTAGCACTCTTTTTTACTCTTGCATCAAAGCCATTTTCTATATCGTAATTGTAATAATGTTTAAATACTTTGTTGTTTCCTTTAGATGCAGGTAATGAGAAGGTCTTAGTAAAGTTTGTAAATACCTTAGCTATGTCTTTTACATTCTGAATAGTTTGAGTTAGAGATACTGATTCATCCTTAAACATATCCATTCTATTTCCCTCAATATATAATTGAATATTCTGCATTATCTAATATCATTTATTTTATTAAACGCATACTCAAAGTCTATAGTGTAATTTATAAGTCTGTCGTTTACTGATTTCTTAAATTGTAAGCTCTTAGTGTTTAAAGTGATTGGGAGAACTTCTGTGCCATTATCTACCCATACTTGTTCACTTAGCATCATTTGTCTTATAACCTCGTTAAAACTTTCTTCTATAAAGCCTGTATTCATTGTTATAGATTCTTTTCCTGTAACGTGGAATTGTCTTATTTGATGCTTCTCAGTATTATAAGTAGGGTCAGTTGCAAACTCCATTAAGTTTCTTTTATAACTATCTGAGTTTGTATTTATATTGTCTATTGATTTTTTATAGAATGGCATTATCTGTAATGCTCCAAACTTATTGTAGAATATAACTTGTAGTTCTTGATACTTAGGTTCACATACTGCTTCAAGTGTAAGTGTTGTTATTTGTGAAGTACCTACTGAGCTTGTGATAGTAATTGTATCTCCTGTTATTAAAGTATCTGTAGGAGTTACTCTAATATAGACTATCTTTTGTGTAGAGTCTGTTGAATCGTTTACTTGAATATCATTTAAAGTGCTTCCCCAACTAACATCATATAAATTCCAAAAATCTTCTACTTGTTCCCAATACACATTAGCTCCTCCTCCAGTTGTAAATTCAATCAATGGTTCTACTTCTGCAAATACAGGAAATACTATATCAGTACCTTGTTTAAAATATATCTTAGTATTTGATTGAAGATATTGAGGAGTATAGTTTGGAGTTCCTACTATTCTGTAATCCTCTCCTGTTGTCATTATATCATTCTTTAATGTAAGTTGAATATTACTATCTATAGCTGATATTGTTGTTTCTGTTGTATCTGTATCATTGTATACTGTATCTCCTATTGCTACACTTGTTAAGAATGTTTGTGTACTATCTATTAGTTTATAAGCTGTAGTCGTACCTGTAGTCGTTGAATCTACTAAAGTGTTTACTGGGTCTATTAAAGTTCTTGGATTTACTCCATCTTCAAAATATCCATAACCATCAAAAGAAAGATAATCTAAGTTTTGAGTTTCACTTCCTGATGTTTTAGTTAATGTGATATCTGCTTCTACCCATACTCCATCTGTAGCAAAACTTGCATACTCTGTGTTTAGATAATCTCTAATTAATTCTGTGATTTCATATATCACATAGTTGTTAGTTCCTATAATGTCTTTGCTTATAGTGTACTGTGCAGTTGCAGGTTTGTCTGTTGTAAAAGTTCCTGAATATATAAACAGCTCCATTGAAGTTGAACTAAGCGTTCCTGAATTAGGTTCTACTTTTATATAATACGGACTTCTTGCATTTATTATTGTACTCATTCTATTGTTATTTCTATATCGTTTATAAATCCTTTAACTAAATCTTTTGGTAAATCTTTATAAGCCTTTTCAAATGGCTTTGTAAAAAATAGACTTGCTCTTATACCTTTATCTTTAATACTTCTCGCTATAAGAAAGCCTATTGTATTATAATTACCTTTTGAGAATCTACCCTTGTCATCTCTTAATCTTATGTTTCTTTTTTTAGCCCAATCAGCTAAAGTTTTAACTGGAGGTATCTTAGAAGACATTTTAAAACTATAAGGACTCTGTGAGGTATCTCTATCTGCATAATAAGCATTAGCTCCTCTAACCCCTTTGTCTTGATAGATACCATACTCATCCATTAGAAACTGTATACCTATTCCATCTCTTACAGGCTTATATTTAAAATCTAAACTATTGTAAAGAGATTTAGAGCTATTCTTTTTGTCTTTAGTTAGATTAGTACGAGATTGTTGTATCACATACTTTGCAAACTTATTTAATATGTCCTTAGTTTCTTTTAACTGCATATAGTGATATCGTTTTCAATAAGTATGTCCATAGTACAAGCCCATCCTGCTAACTGATTCTCAAATCTATCAAAGAAAGGTTCACAAGTAGGGTCTCCATCTAATTGGTATTTAGTTGTATATAAGTCTCCTTTTCTAACACTCCATTTATCTAATGCAGAACTTGGAGGCATCTTATCTTTATAACTAAAGGGAGTATTGTATTTCTTTTTCTTTCCACTTACCCCTTTGTCTTGATAGATACCATACTCATCCATTAGAAACTGTATAC